CGCATGTACGCCGAGGATCAACGGATCGTTATTCAGCAGCAGGTTGTCCGCGCCCGGCCCCAGCCGCAAGGGCGAATAAGTGAGGGTGCTTGCGGGCTGGTCCATGTACTGGACCTTGCCGGTCGTCAGCAACGCCACCTGTTCATTGAAAACGAACGGCACGGTGTTGGGCACCGCCGGATCGCCTTGTGCGATCGTCGCCCATTCCGTTCCGTTGACTGAGTAGGCCACGCGGTACAGTTCGTTGGAGAGCGACGAACCGGCGGTTGGTTCGTAGGCGGCAACGTAGGGACCAACACCTGGGCGGCCATGTATAAACAGCACGTCATGGCTGTCGCCTGCGATGTACGGCGGACCGAACGTAGGGGTAATCACCAGTTCGTCACTGCCCGAGGCCCGCTCGATCACGTTGATCGCCGAACCATCGACGTCGGCACCGACGACGTACTCTCCGTCGCCGATCTGGACCGCACCAAGCGCCTGGTAACCACGGGCCGCCCCGGAACCCTGCGCGCCGTGGATGATCGTCGTCGTGAAGGCCGTCGTCTCGTAGTCGTCGGTCCCGTCGTCCAGGACGTGGCACCGCACAACATTGTTGTCGCTGGTATCACCCCAGAACGAGTAGACCCGACCGTCAAGCCAGATTGCCATGTGGGCGTGCGTGTCAGCCCGAACCTGCTCATAGACCTTGACCAGCGACTGGACGGTCCACTGGGCAGTCGGGTCGGTCCGGGTGGCTCGCAGCATGTAGACCTGGCCGCCGGGCTTCTCCGGGCTTTCCCCTGTGTCACCAATGTAGTCGGTGAGGCAGACGACGATGTCGAGAGGGGCTTCGCCGGTCGCGCCGGTGGTGGCCGCCCAAGTGATCTGCCACTCGCGGCCACTGTCCCAGCCGTGGTAGGTGCTGTCGCCGTTCAACTCATCGCCGTCGCCCAACAGGACAGGGGTCGTGGCGAAGTTGTCTTGGCTGGTCACGACCCCGATCGACTCGGTGTCGTCGTCGGCGATCGCCTTCTTCTCGCAGACCACGACCCAAAGTCCGTGGATCAATACGCCGCTGCGGGGGTCGTAGTAGTAGCTGGCGTCGGCCCCGTCCAAGATGTCGGGGTTGCCGCCGTCATCAATGTCGCGCGTGCTGGCCGTGCTGTCGAGGTCGTCTTGGTAGACGTTGATCGTGCTGGTGCCTTGGAGCTTGATCGCCGCCAGCCAGGTGCTGTTGTCGTGGTCCAGGCCGCTGCCCAGGAAGCGGGCGGTCCCGGTCCAGGTGTCGCCGTCGGTCCAGGCGTTGCGGGGAGATGCGTTCAAGGCGGCAGGCATCGGCAGGTACGCGTCAGCCGGGACCGTGGCACCGGGAATCTGGGCCACGGTGTTTCGGTTGTAGCTCGGCGAAGCAATGCTGCCGGAAGCAACAATCGCGTTGTTGAACTGGATTGTACCGGTAGGTGTGGGCATTAACTCATCTCCGCAATACGTCGTGCGACTTCTTGGCCTTCAGGCTTCCATAGGCGGAGCGACAAGAAAAACCCAACCTCCCACGCGCGGACAAGCTGATCGGCCGACCACTCACGCTGCATGATCGTATGGCATGAGTGCAGCTTGAGTGGTTGGATGTCATCGCTGCCCAACTCCAAGCGTATCTTTTCGTTGTCCATGCCGCGGTCGTTCACGATCGTACCGTCGATCTCGCCATGCTCACGCCCGTCGTCCACCATGCCTGGCTCGGTCAGGACGCGGAACCCATCGTCGCGGAGACGTTGGATATGCTTGTCGGTAGCGTCACCCTTGCGGTAGTCATACGTCGCGTCGAAACAAAGCGTATCGACCGGCTCGTACACGGCCAGTTCCGCGGCGAGGTTGTCGCCGGGGTAGGCGGCGGGCGAGCCCATGTACGCCTCAACCTCTTGGCCCGCGCCGTGGTGGATGTCGCACAAGGCTTGGATGCCTCGCGCGCTGACAGGTAGGCCAGCTTCCACGGCCAGCGAGAATTGATGCACCCACATCCAACGGCTCTCGCCGTTCATCTTGGGGTACACGCCGGGAAGCTCAAACATGCCGCCCAGGTTGTGGTAATGGACGGTGCCGATGTGGTAGTCATCAGCGAGGGTCGCCTGCTCAAGTGCAAGCCGCTGTAGCGACCCAGCCTTGACCAGCCGCCGGTTATGGCCGGGAGCCTCCGCACCCGTACCACCGCAATTCACAAATGACGACACACGTTCAAGCATCGAACCTCAACCTCCGTTGGAAGGAAGCGACCGGGGAGTTCGAGGGGAAGCGGCGCGAGACTGCTCGTACGGCGAGCGTGGATCAAGCTGGGCAGCAGTGACCTTCCGCATCACGGCCGCGTGAGACTGAGCACGCAACGCGCGTTGCCTGTTGGAGTTGTTGATCGCAGCGCGGATGGCCTGCTGGTTCGACCCTTCGTTGCGCTGGTAGGCTCGCTGACTGGCGAGTCGGCTGCGACGACGCTGGGCATCGGTGATCTTCTGACCGACCAGGTTCTGCTCTTCGTAAAGCTTGTTGAGCTCGTCGTCCACGTCGCGCAGCTTGGCCTCGAGTACCACTTCGGGGTCCGTCTCCGGGGGCAGGTCTTCCGCTTCGACCACGTCGGTCGCCGCGGTCGCACGAATCTGGCGCAGAGCTTCACGCCCGAACTGCGGAGCGATCTCCGTGACGTCTTCGCGGGTCAGGCCATCCATGCCCAACAGGTCGCCCACGACCTGGATGACCGGCAGGCCATCTTCAGTCCAGTGAGCATCGTCTTCGGGATCAAGAGTGAGTAGTGCTTCTTTCAGCTGGTCCAACGGTTCTCTCCTTACGTGAGATCGTCGATGTCAGTTTCTTCCTGAAGCTGCGTCGCGGTGTTGCCTTGTCGCAGCTTTTCAAGCAGAGCCTGATCGGTGGTGGAAGGGGTCATCGTGTGAGTACCCGTGCCGGTGTCGGTAATGTTCACGGAGTTGATCCCCGCGAGCGCGTCGTACTGTGCAGTGTGGAACGTAAATGTGTCCACGTCGAACACGCCCGGCCAGTAGAGCGTGGTGGCGTCCAGGCCCGCAGGCAGCGTGGTGCTCGACGAAAGCAGGAACGGTCCGTCGCCGGACGTGTGGCCGTGGCCGACAATCGTCACCCCCTCATCGTTGAGTGCGCCGGTAAGTGTGGCCGCGGCGAACGAGCCGTTGGTCAGCGTCTCCGTGGTCGTGACATCTTCAGGCAGGCCCGTGACAGCCGCCGTCAGGTCAACAGTGTCGCCAGCACCCGCAGCAGCTGTTGCCTCTGCGTTGGCCACGGTGCCGGTGCCGTAGAGCGTACCGACTCCTGCGCCAAGCATGATGGCGGCGATCAGGTTGTCCAGGGAGTCAGAGGCCGACGCGCCGATCAGCACGTTGTTCGCGGCGTCCGTGAGTGACGTCTGGAACGCATACGTGGTGGCACCAAGCGTGACGGTCTCCGTGTCGAGAGGCTGGCCGGTCAGGGTCAGCACGCCGGTCGCGGCGACCGCTGCCGGTGCAGCGGTGAACGTCTGCCCGGTGCCGGTCGCGTCGAGCGTGGCGGACACGCCCGCGAGCCAGGCCAATAGGCGTCGGCGCTTCGACCCAGTCAGGTCCAAGAGTGAACGGCGAAGATGACGAAGTCGTGGTAGGCGAAGACCCATAATTTGTACCTCTTGAAAGAAAAACACCGGTCCGGTTTCCCAGACCGGTGTTCATGGTTGTGAGTCAGGCCGCTGCTTACGCTTCGCGGGTGATGAGGCGGGCGATCTTGATCTGCTTACGCTCAGCGTAACGACGGGACCAGTTGGCCGCAGTCTCGATGTCACTGTTGGCCGGACCACCATCAGGGAGCGCACCCTGGATGTATGCGTGGCCGGTCGGGTGGATCGCCAGAACCTTACGAGTGGTCAGGATTTCCTGGCCGTCGCCGTTACCGGCAAGCTCTTCGCGGTGGATCGCGGTGGGAACGTCATGGCTGGCTTCACCCAGCTGAGCAGCGCCCATACCGAAAATCCAGGTGTCGTAGATCGCACCGGTGCGAGGCATCGCATCATCAACGATCACACGCATACCGCGGTACACTTCGATGTTGGTCTCGCCGCGTGCATCGGGAATGAAGTCGATGAGGTTCAACTTCTTCATCCGGGTGTAGACGACCGAGTGGACCAGGATGGCCCCGAGCTCGCCCATCGAATCGCCCATCGTCAACAGCGTGTCTTCCACGGCGTCGGCACCAAAGTTGGTGACACCGTCAACGAAGCCGCCACCTTTGATGTCGTTGGTCAGGTCATCCTGAGTGTGAGTGTCCGAACCAGAAGGAGCAGCTGCGTTGTCCGCAAACACGCCCTTGATGGTCGAGACGAACAGCGACTGGAGGCGACGCCGCCAGTAGTTGCTGACACGATTGGCAATCGCAGCTGCCGGGTCGGCACCAGCGAGTTCACCCGAGAGGTTCATCGTTGACCACGACTGGTTTCGGACCAGGCGGGCCGCGATTTCACGGGTGGTGGTGATCTTCTGCGGAGTCGAGTCGCCACGGTTGGCGTCGGTCGGCGTGCTGTTCTCGAACGATGCGGTCTGGATGTCCGCGAGGTCATCACTGGCCACGTTTTCCGCACCAGTCGAATCAGACGCATCAAGGTCTTCAAACGACGGGACTTGGAAGGTTTGGCCACCACCGGCGAGCAGGTTGCTGATCACTGGGCTCAGGATCAGGACACCGGAGTCGATGATGTTGGTCTTTTCTGTGGTCAGCTGTTGAGCATACGGAGTGAAGACTTCGGGGACGATTACGTCGGATACTTGTACGGCGGGCATGGTTGTGCTCCTGGGAGTTGTTGGGTTGCTAAAACTTTTCTGAAAAAGCTGAGCACCCTGGCCAGCCCGTGTACTCCAACCCTGTTGGAGCCACCTTCATCTATACCGACTGTACGCCTGAGCTACCGGCGAGGCAACTTACTTCTTCTGCGGACGCTGTCCACCGAAGGTGGTCCCAGCGGCCTTGGCCATCTGTTCTGCCTTGTCACGGCCTTGTTCCTTGAACACCCGGCCCTGCTGGGTGACGTTCCAGTGGTCGGCCGACCACGGGTTGTTTGGGTACGAGTTGCCGCGGCCCGAGCCTGGTGCGTTGCCGCCGGAAGAGGCGGGCCACCAGTGCGGGCGTTTCTCCTTGAGCTCCAACATGAACACGTCAGCTTCGACACCCTCGGTGAAGCCCAGGCGGTTCGAGCGGGTCACCGGCTTGCCGGTCGTCTCGTCGATGGTGAAGATGTTTTGGGCCAAGAGCTCCGCGTCGGCGAACGACTCGGTCGGGAGCTTGGCTTCAACCGCGGTGGAGCGCAGGCCGTCGAGGATGGTGCGTTCGGTCTTTTCGCCGCGCAGCATAGTGAGTTCGTCGTTCACCGCGGCGAACGCTTCGGTGTGCTTCTTCGCGTCACGCTCCAACGGGCTGAGGCGCGAGCGGACCCGTGCCTCGGTGAGGTCTTCAAGCTGCTTGTCGAAGTCGGCCTGTTTGTCCTTGGTGAGAATCTCAAGCTCGGCAAGCCGGTCGATCTTCTTGTGGATGTCATCAGCATCCATCTCCGCGAAACCTTGGTACTTGGCCTTGGTCTTCTTGTGGTCGGTGCGTTCATCCTGGAGGTAGCCCTTAATCGCGTCAACATCGGCCTGGGTCTTGAGACCCGCGATGCCGGTGAGCGTGAACTTACCATCGCGCTCTGTGTAAAGATCGCGGTAAACCTCTGGGATGTCATCAATCGAATCGTGAGTCACGTTGAGCGTTGGCATGTCTCTCTACCTTTCGTTTTCGGCCCTGCCGAAGAGTTTGGTTGCCCTGCAACCGTTGTGTTGGTGCGTACACCTTGTACGCACCGTTGGAGTATATGTTAGCGATAGTCGCCGGGGTCAAGCCCGGCTGCGCGGAAGGCTGCTGCCTCTTTCTTGGCAAGCTCAACCAGCGTCAGTTCGTCGCCGCGGCGATTCACAAACTTGTCCAGCGTCAGGCCGCCGCGGCGAAACAATCGGCCCTTGGCCTGGCCAAGCACGTCGTCCTGGAACTCGACGCTCTGTCCCCGGAGCCATTCGCCGTAGGTCGTCTTGGCTGGGACGACCTTGGTGAGCTCGCGGGTCCGCCTGCGTGCGTATGCGTCGTAGTCCGTGCGGTGACTGATCGGCAAGTCGCGGCGGCTCTGGCGGCGCTTCAGGTTGTTCTTCCGGGCGTACTCACGCACAAGGATCGCTTCGGTCACTGCCTTGGATGGGCGACTGCCCACGGCTTCGGGACTGATCCGCGGTACGCGAAGCGAGCGGCACTTGAAATGGATCGGCGGCATCGGCCCTTCGCCCAGGGGGTACACGTTCCCGTCGAGCGAGCGGCAGATCGGCGTGGTCCGTGAGTCGAGCGTTGCAACGTAGAGCTCTTCGCTGAAGAGCTCTTCATTGGCTGCAATAAATGCCAGCCGTGCGGCGTTGCTGAAATGGATAATTGCGGTCCGAACAATGGCGTCCGCGCGTCGGCGCGTCGTGTTCGTTGTGCCGTCGCGGCCCTTGGTCTTGGCGGTCCCAATCACGCGAGCAGCGATGGCGCGTGCGGATTCGCCCTGCACCAGGCCGATGCGAATCTGCTGGGCAATGCGGCGCATGTCTTCCGCTTCGATATGCTTCGACCACTCTTCAAGCGTGCGACCGTGAAACGGTGTCGTGCGTGCGATGTCCTCGAGCGGGGTCTTGGCGGTGTAGTCCACGGGCAGCGACGTCTCCAGTGCGGTGATTAGAAACCTAATCTCCGCATCCGTGAGTTGGCCGAGCATGGACCGCCAGTGGCGTCGCACCTGTACCCAAGCCGCGTGGCGAAGCGATTGAATCTCTTTGATCAACTCCGACGTGCGTGCGAGGTTGCGCGGCGTCACCCGACGCACACCGGCCATGCGGTCCTGAATGAGCCGGGCGATCTCCGCTTCGGTCTTGTTCAGGAGTTCGTCCGTGGTCTTGCGCACCGAGCCGTTGAGCCGTATCAGGTAGACCTGGTGACGAACCAACGCGTCGAAGAGTAGTACGCTGGCAGCGAGTATCGCTTCGGCGTCCCGATCCTCGGGCGGTAGTTTCTTGTCGATGTCGGTGGCCATGTGTCAGTCCGATAGGAGCTTGCCGCAGTCACGGCATATCGGGAAGATCACCCGACGGTTGTAGTTGTGTATCCCCAGTCCGCACTTAATCTTTAACGCCGTCAGGATCGCCCAGGTTATTTTCATTTTCATTTTCATTTTCAACTCCAGTTCCAGTTCCGCCGTCTCCGAGACCTTCGTCTTCGTTCTCTTGTTCGATAGCCGCCATCTCTTCTTCGAGCGTCATCTCTGTCATGTCATGCTCTTGGAGCTTGCGATGGATCGACGCCTTGGACAGCGGAGCACCAAGCGTGCGGCCGGTCATCCACTTGACGAGCGTGTCGCCGTCAATCGTGCGATCAGCGAACTCAAGGTTGGGCTCGACGATGACCGCTTCAGGGTCTTCGCCGATCCACTCCGCGACGGTACGCAGGACGGCCTGAAGACCATCCGCGCCCGTGCGGGCAATCTGTGTGATGGACGCAGTGCGTGCGGCCATGCGCATGTGCAGCGCTTCGCCGGACTCGGCTTCGCTCTTGCGAGGATCAACCAGCGTGCCACCCATCTTCCCGGCCTCTTCCCGGTCGTCGCGTAGTGCCTGGCGTTGTTCGGACAGGCCCGCGGAGCTGACACCGGCGTATTTGACGTCGCCGCCATCCTGCACGTTGATCATTGCGCCTGCACCGACGCTGGGTTGGGCATCGGGTTTGTTCGGGTCTTCAGCAATCGCACCGACGATGACCAATGTGTCCTGGCCCTGCATGAACAAGTTTTGTCGGTAGTCCGCTTCGCTGCGATAGATCGCAATGCAGAGGTTGGCCAGGCCGAGCAGCGTCGGGTCGTCCGGCTCGGGCAGGATGTCCTTGCTGTTGATAATGGCGAACGGAATCTTCTTCAACGGCGTGCCACCGATGGACGCTTCGGTCATCAGTTCAGGACTGTACTGCTGGTCGTTGTCGAACCGACCGAACGCGTAGGTCGCGCCCGCGCCTTCCCCTTCGTTCACGCCAGGAGCGCCGAGCATGAGCACGCGGTACTTTTCTGTCATCTCCCAATCGAACGTGTCAGTACGCACTGACTCGGATTCATTGAGCACAACCAGGTTCAGGTTCTGTAACACCGGGTCTTCGATCGCGCCGTCGTCCCAGTTGACAATGTCTTCGGCGCGGTAAAGTGACAAATATGGAACCGTGTTCACATCGGCACCGTCGGCGACGTCGGCCAGGAGACCGCACCGGCCGGTGATGAACTGCTGCTCGTTGATCCGACGCAGCAGCATCCAAAGACTCTCGCCCTTGACCGTGCCGTTCTCGAGCATCGGCTTCTTCTTGTCGGGCAACTCAATCGTCGGCGGCTTGCGGTGCATGATGCCCAGCAGCGCTTCGATGGAGTTGGTGGTGTATTCCGGGAACCTCGCACGCAGCTTGTACGCGTTGTAGTTCTTGTAGCCCAATGCTTCGGACGTGTCCATCCCGTCCAACAACTGACCCGGCGTCGGCGGAAGGTACAACTGCCCGGCGACTTTGATCGCACGTTCGCCAGCGCAGGCGTCGCGCATCAGCTTCCAGTCGGCAAGTTTCGCGTCGTAGTCCGGGTGGTGTGCTGTGATGCTCATGGTTTACGATCCCATCCCAATGGTGGAGCCCGTCACGACACGCTGGCCTGAATAACGAACCCGATAACGCACTTCGTCCGCGATATGATCCTCTGCATCGGTGTCCACATCGTCCGGGTCACCCTGCATGTCTCGCGGCAGACTCGGGATTGTACGGATGAACTGGACGCAAGGCTCGCAGACGAACAAACCGGGGTTCTCCCGCGGCATCCCCGTACGCACCGCGAACTTCAAATACTTGCGCATCAGTTCCCACCCCGCCTTGCGCGAACCCGGCCGCTTGTCGGCCCTCATCCATGATACGCCGCGGTATCGCTGACCGTCAATCAACACCGGCGCAGCCATGTCCCGCGCAATGCTCACCCCGTTTTCGACCGTGAAGATTGCTGAGTCGGCCGGTCCAGACCGGACCCGGCCGTGCAGCCCCATCTTGATCTCCCGGCTGACGATCCCCTTGGTGATCTCTGTCGCCAACATGCGCAACCCCTCATTGGGCTGGCCATTCCACCCGTACCACTCCGCCAGGCGGAAAAGATCGCCGCGAACCGTCGCAAAACGCTTCCCGTTGGGCAAAATCAGGTCCGTCCCGTCAGATTCGGCCCACCAGCCGACGCTGAACGGCGCACTCGAGCCCCAGTCGAAGCTCCGGTCGATGCGCCAGGTGTTTGGGATAAAATCAAGCATGTCCAGGACAATATGTTCATCTTTTTTCCACACATCGTCGAACATGCCGCCCGCCACGATGTCCCACGACCCATCCATCCACGCCGCAACCTCCGCAGGGTTGCGCGCAGCCGCACGAATACGGCCCTTGTACTTCGGGTCGGCCGTCAGCAAAATCTTGTTCTCGTCGAGGTAGCCGTGAATCGCAACGCGGTCAGGCTCGCGCTCATCCTCTTTGATCTCCAGCCGCTCATCCTTGATGATGTCGTTGACGATCCGAGTCCCTGGGCAAGGCAGATTAAACCGCAGCTTCACCCAACCATGCCCAACGCCATACGGGTTCGTCGTCGCGCGGATTTTGCGCGGCATCCCAGGCATCGTCGAACGCAAGCAACTAAACATCTTTTGGTAAAACGCAGGGCTTGCCCAGGTGGTCAGTTCCTCGAACGCAATCCAAGGGTACGCGTGACCGTGGTAGTTCCAATAGTCCGCCTCGACCATGCCGTAAGAGAGGCGCAGGGTTTCACCCGTCTCCCAGGTCCACGTCGTCTTCTGCTCGTTGAACTTGATCCCAGGAAACAGCAGCGGATACCACTTTTTCGTCTTGTTGATCACGTCCAACAGCTGCGGGTACGTCTGCCGAAACAAAATCCCACGCCACTCCTCACCCCAACCACGCCACTGCGGGATACCTTGTTTTTTCTGCTCATCCGTCCGGTCATCCTTGCCGGTGTGCTGCGCGAAATCCATTATGAGGGCGTCAGTCTTCCCCGGCCCACGCGTCCCCTCGTACAAAACCTCTTCAATCGGGCAGGTGAGAAACAACTCCTGACTCCCGGGCTGAGGCGTCCAACTCACGGCGACCTCTTCCCCGTCGTCCTGAATCAGGACCGGGGTCAGCTTCTGCTCATGTTCTCGCCAAGCGATCTCGCTCATTCCGGTGCTTCAGTGGTTGGATCATGCTCGATGACGACGTTTCGGCGCACCGTTTTTGCGTTTTCATGCCAGGCGACCGGGTCCGCGGCCGCAACTGGCGCGTGGATCACCAAAACACCGCCCGCGTGCTGGTGATCGTGCCTCACCTTGTCCCCGTAGCTTGGATCATGCCGCTTCAACTGCAACTCAAGCAGCCGGTCCGAGTAAACCCGCTCCGTCCCCACAACCTGACCCTGAAAATAAATGTTCTTCTCGACACCCTCAACCCCCCGCTGGTGAAGCGTCAGGCGCAGTTTTTCAGCATAAGCCGCCAGCGCCGCGTCATGCAGCTTCTCCAACGGCTTGCAGACCTGACGAGCACGCAAATATGACGACGGCGGGACACCTGTCCGCTTGCATGAGCTCCAGATCGTACCCGTCTCGGTGATTTCAGACAGCAACTCCGCCAACTGGCACGAATCAAACGGCAACGCGTGGTCAATCACGACCTGGGTCACGTCACCCTCGATTGTTGCGATGTCACCCATGACCAAGGATAGTGTGGCGAGAGTACAGAGGCAATCGTTCGTGGTTATACAAACTGACTCCCGTGACTCCGTTGACTCCAGTAGGCTCCAGAGTCACGGGAGTCAGCAAAAGCCCAAGTGGCTGGCTCCCAAGCCCTATTATATTGTTTTGACTCTATTCTTTCTAAAGAATAGTAAACAATAAGAAATAGAGAGGGATACCAGTGACTCCGCTGTCTCCTACGAACTGCAAAAACTCCAAAGTCAAGGAGTCACGGGAGTCACCCCTGGGCAAGTACAGATGGGCACTTGGTTTACGACGTTTTCTACTGACTCCCAACCTGACTCCCAACTCTAGGACTCCAGAGTCAGGATGCTTTGATGTAACACAAAGGGACTAGAGGTCCGGGAGGCAGGTTGTTCAAACTCAGAGGCAGGGGGTATGTGTCATTCGGGGTACCAGTCCCCCCCTTCCCCCCCGGTCGTGGTATCTGGTTGTCCTGTCCTACATGTAGTGCCATAGCGGCCATAGTGCCCTACATGTAGTGCCCTACATGTAGCGCACTAAATGTAGTGCCCTACATGTAGTGCCATAGGGCCATAGCG